ATCAATATATGACTATGGATATTTATATCTCGCCACCGTTAGGAATTTCTGGAGCTTCTGCTGGAGCTCCGTCAATTTCTGGTTCCATTTGTGGTTGACCTAAATCCATACTTGAAGTTGAATCCATAGGCATACCAGATTCTGGATCAACTGGAGCATTTGGATCAGGAATAATTCCTTGCTGAATCTCCTTTTTAATCAGAGCATCTTGCTCCAAAATTTCTTCATCTGTTTGACGCAGAATCTTACGACGAACATAATCCTGAGAATAATACTTACCAATATATGGTTCTGCAGCCTGAAGACTGTTTAATCTCTCATTGAGGAGTTCTGAGTCCTTCAGTTCTGAGAAATGATTATCATAAAGGAAATCATATTGAATATGCTCACTCATGATTTCCCAATCTTCTGGAGTAATGATATTCTTGAGGAGCAATTGAGTTCTCAGCATATCATTAAACATTGCTGAAAATCTTTTTCTTAACCGACCTACAAACTTAGTAAACTTCAGTTCGTCTCTGAGAATCTCTGAGGATCTGCCAAGATTAAATCCACCTTCGCCATCCATGCGAGACGGTGGGACGTTGAGTGACCTGTATAACTTTTTCTTAAAATACTCAATGTCCGTGATTTCTCCAAGGTTTTGTCCTCCTGGAAGAGTAGAAATTTCAGTACCACGTCCTCCCTCTCGTCTAGGTAACCAAAAATCCTCAAGCATTGACATGAATTTTTTATCATCGCGGATCTCTCCAGTGGATGCGTCGTAAACCAATTTGTTACGATATCTCATCATAACATCACGAAGATATTGTTCTGCCTTTACCTTGGGTAGATTGCCAACATCAATATAGAAAATTCTACGTTCTGGTGCTCTACTTAAACGATAGATAACCAGAGAATCCTCAATCATTCTAAGTTGATTGAGTGATTTAATTGCTTTATGGAGATATGAAAGAACAGAACCCTTATTTCTATCTACAAGACCAGACGTACAATAAGTAACAGAATCTCTGGTCATCTTAATTCCACTTTGACCACCAGTCATGGAACTAGGATTTCCTGTTGGATATACTGCTTTTGGATTGTATACAAAATACTCTTCAATCTCTGGAAACTCATATTCCATTGGATTGTCTGAGTTTATATTAGCAAGACGGAGTTTATCATCGTCTTTTTTCTTTTGCTGCCTTACATAACGCATTTTCATTGCGTCAATGTAACGAAGTTCTTGAATTCCATCCTGTGGATTTTTTAAATCAATTACTTTGTGATAATAAAGTCTTCCGTCAATATACCAATTTCTGTAAATTTCGTGAGCTTTCTTATCAAAATCTAAAAGATTTAAAATGTGCTTAAACTCTTGGCGAATTTTTTTCTTAATTCCATCACTGGCATTAAGATTTGAGAGTTCAATTTCTACAGGACTATCATTTGTATCTGAAACAATAGCTTCATTTACAATGTCTTCAATGGCACTATCACATTCTGGATGAAGTGCCATTTCGCGGTATCGTTTTATTAAATCAAACTCAGTTCTATATACACCCTCGATGTCAACATATGAACCAAAAAAACCACTAGTCAAGTAGTGGTCAACCCCGTCCTCATTATTTTGAGGAACGGGGGAAACTGTACTTGGTGATAGTGGTTCATTGTTCTCAATTGAGAACCCAAATAATTTTGACATTATTAATTGTCTAACTAATCTCTATTATTTAGTAGATCAGTTTTCACCCGTCAGTGGAGACCAGTATTGAACTTGGAACTCAACTGTAAATTCTTCAATTGTATCTGAAGAATCATATGAAAGATCAATAGCAGAAATATTAGTTGGGAAAATGCTGTAAAACTTGTACTGCTTAGCGACTTCTAAACCAGCACCATCAACGTTACCAAGTGCTGAGGCAGCCCTGGTAAACTGTTTAACAACAGCATCAACTTGATAATCTGCTGGATCGGTAGCGCCAGAACCATCAGCATATTGACCGATGGTCTGCATCCAATTTTCCATCGCACTACGAATTCTGAAATCAGTATCGTTAATTACGGTAACCGTCCAGGTATCAAATGTGCGATCTCCAGCAACTTTAAAGACTCTTCCTCTAAAAGGAACGTCGATTGAAGCAATGTTTGATGCTGGAAGTTGAGCTGCTTTACAGAGAATTGAAAAATTGTCTGCGTCGTAACCCGCTTCTCCTGCTCCAGGAAATTCTCCCGTTAAAACAACCTCAAATAGATTGGGGCGTGCACCGCCCCCGGTGAGTGTTGATTTGAAGTCCTGAATTGTGTGTGCCATTTTTTAATTCCTCCTTGTGGTATTTATTCTATAGGTGGATCAAGCGCGACCAGCGACTTCTTCAAAACTTACGCCAGTTCTCGTTGCTACGAACGTGAGTGTGACGTAGTTGATGGACTTCGTTGGTTTCAGGAAGATATCTGCCCTGAACTCATTATTATCAATAACGTCAGGAGTGTTATTTGTGGAATCACAAACAACCAGGAATCCATAAAGTCCTCTCTTGGCCTGAACATCGCGGAGATATGGTTCTACAATGTTCTTGAAGTTTGCTCTTGTTAACTCATCATTGAGTTCAAAGAGTTGTGCTTCTGCTGCTCTTTGAAGTGCTTGCTCAACAGTGAGGAACAAGCGGCGAACATTAATTCTATCAAAAGCAGATGCGTAACCAAGAGCAGTTTTATCGCCAAAGAGAATTGTTCCAACTCCAGGTTGAGTTACAACTGGGTTGACTCTTGCCTGATAAAGACGATCTCTTTGAGCCTTACTTGGATTATAAGCAAGTTTTACTGCGTTGTTGATAACACCTCTCTGCTGACCAGCAGGTGAGAACCAAGGATAGGCAACAATTCCAGTTCTTGTCATCAAACCAGCAACGTCAGCGTTGGTTGGAATGTAACGGAACTTATTATTGAAGCGATCATAAGTGTACTTATAACCACTATCAAATACTCCATAAGAAGAACTTGACAGAGTGCTAAAGTAATTAACCAAATTATCTGTTTGAGTTGTCGTGTTGGTAAGTCCAACCAGATTAGCTCTATGTGGTCCGATTACAGCAACACAATCCTTTCTTTCTCCTGCGAGAGAGAGAAGATAATTTGCTTTTGCTTGTGAATCAAACTCGTTTGTAAGTCCAGGGCCCATGATTAAGTAATCTACCTCAACTTCATCTCTGTTTGAGAACTTACCATAAGAAGTGATCAAATTGCCAAGAGTTGCTGTCATACCCTTATTGGCAGAGTAATCAACACCACCGCCAAGAGTATAAGATACGTTACCAATTGCGGAATATGTGGTATCTTGTGCGTCTGAACCCCAGAGACCAGCACCAGTTGTTACTGCTGTGAAGTTGGTTGAGAATCCAGTTGCTACAGGAACTGTTCCGTGATAAGCATCTTCCTCTGAAGATGGATTGCTTCCAGCATAAACATATTCTGAGAAGTCTGCGACGTATCCTTCGTACCAAATCTTCTGTGGAGAATTGACATTAGAGATTGCGTCTTTTGCTTTAGAAAGACTTACATGCTTCTCAAGAAGTGAACCTTGAGTTCCAGTAATTGTTCCAAGATCATCAACAACTACAACGTGGATACCATCACCTTCTCCTCCTCTATTAGTTGTATAGACGTTAGAGACTGGTTTTGGTGCGATTGACTTCCAGTAAATTGTAGTATTTGTAAGACCGAGGGTTTGTTGATCGTACCAATCAACAGCAGTTGCTGGAGATGTTCCAGCACCAGCACCAAATGCTCCAGTGTTAATACCAGAGTTGTTGACAAAATAAACAGTGTCTGAAGTATCGAAGGATCTGGTTGAATTTCCTTCTGCGTAATCAATCTTAGTTTCCGTTCCAGCAGCAGATACTCTAGAAACAACTTTAACGTCAATAGTGGAAACGCTGTTTGTGGCATCCGTTGAAACACCAGTAATGATGCCCTTCAGATATCCATCAAAAGCAGAAGTTGTTCCAGAACCTGCGATTACCTGTCCTACCAGGGATGCTGTTATACCGTAACCAACTCTAGCCCCAGCGTTGCTTAAATTGGTTGTAGTGATACCAAGAGTTTGGTCTGCTTTATCATCAATCACACAAACTTTAAGGGAGTTTGCCCAAGTTCCTGGATTCTTTGCTGCCCAAGTATAATCAGTATCTTCGCCGTCTGCGTGATTCTCTGTATAATCGTCGTAGTTTTCGATTAAGAGTGAAGTAGTGGAAGCTGCGCCAACTCCAGCATTTGCATTGTTTAATGTAGCACCACTTGTTCTAACTACTTTAAGAATACCACCATATGACAGGAATGAAGACGCACTCATCCAGTACTCATACTGTGCGTCTGTTGAAAGAGGTTTACCGAAAGTGTTGATTAACTCTTGTTCGGTTGTGATGTCAATTGGTTGATTAACTGGACCAATTGAAAAAGGACCAGCAATAGCACCGATATTATCTAAAACATTATCAGCTCTTCCTACTGTTAAGTCAACTTCCCTGACTAATACACCAGGAGATAATTGAGGAGTCGCCATGTTTTTCTCCGTTTAGATCTCAGTTTATCTGAAAATATTTATTAAAAACTAAGTTTTCACGGGGGAAATGTGACGTGAACTACCAATCTGGATATCCCCTCTTATCTAAAACACTAGAAGTTATTCTACTGACAACTATTCTCTTTATGGTACAGTCTTTACATTCATAAGAATATGATGAAGCCACTGCTCCTCTGTCCTTACGAGTCCTATAAAAACTATCTACGAGATTTTTTATTTCACCACAAACTCTACATTTTCTGTCCGATAATAAAAGATGACCTAGATGTATTTGGTCGTCTATATTGTCTATCATCACATATACTCCCACATGTATGATCTATCACCATATTCATCTGTGAACCATCTATCACCATCCTGATCGACAAAACTATCTGATCCAAGTCCATCATCCATAAAACCAAATGGAGCCATATCTTGCTCAATCTGATTCTTCTGCTCTTCATATAATCTCTTACGTACATCTTGATCCGTAAGTTCCTTGAAGTAGTCTTGGGCGACCAGCCAGGCATATATTACAAGGCACATAGCAAGGTCATCGTTACAACCTTCTTCTGCCTCAAAAGAATTGTGCTTTGAAATGAAAGTTGTTAATTCTGAAATAATTTCATAATCATTGAAGATTAGTTTGTCTTCTTCAATCATTGTTTTAAGATTGAGAGAACCAACTTTTTTAACGGCCTTGGACATCTTGACTCCCAGTTGAGTTTTCTTTCCAGAAAATCCCTGCCCAACAATTTGTCCAGCTCTACCCCTCATTGAGCACATGAGGATATTTTGATACTCAAGATCATAATTTAAAATTGACGCAACCTGATCTCCAATATCATTAACTTCACAAAGAATGTATGCGTTATTATAACTTTTTGCTACTTCATAAATGATATTTGGAAATAGCATTGGTTTAATATCATTGTTTCTATACTTAGCTACAATTTTATGAGGAAACTGTGTTATATCAGCAACAACAAATGCTGAGTAATCTTCCCCTACTCCTCTAGCAACGTCAACGGTAATAACATAATCATGATTTTCTTCAGGATTCACATATACGTCCAATCCAGCATTGCGTGTTTTGGGACTATCATACACAAATGACCTTAGTTTACTTGGAGAAATCAAAGTATCGACCGATCCAAGGAATTCGCATTCAAACTCAATTTTAAATTGTTGCTCCGAAGTATTTTTAATAGTTTGTTCTTTCCATTCAAGGTCTCTTCCTGGAACTTCGGACCAGTGAACATCTGTTGGTACGTATTCATTCTTACCCTTTTCAGCATCATGCCACAGGCGGTAAAAATGATTCATACCATGTGGAGTAGATACAATGATTACTTTGGTGTTTTTACCAGAAGTAATAGTAGGATAAACAGATGCAAAGAACGAGTCTGCAACATGGTTTGGTACGAAAGCGAATTCGTCGAGGAAGAGGATATTAAATGACATGCCTCGGACAGCACTCGCAGACGTAGAAGCTGCCAATATCTTACTGCCATTTTCTAACTCTAAACTACCTTTGTTCCATGATATGATACCTTGCTGCATCCACTTTGGTAAGTTTTCATAAGCGGTTTGTAGTCTGCTTAAAAGTTCTCTTGCCGTTGCTGCTTTGTTTGCCAAGATACCAATATTAACACTATCATTAAAAACTGCATAGTGAAGCAGATAAGATACGACAGTTGTAGATTTACCCGTCTGACGAGGCATCTTGCAAATGTTAAATCTATTTTCATGGAAGTTATTAATTAATTTCTCTTGGAAATGGTATGGTTTAAATTGTGTTAAACCCTCATCAAGAGAAACAATTTTGATATAGTTGTTTGCAAAATATACAGGATCTTCCTGACACTTTACAAACTCAAGAACTTGCTCTTGAGTAAATTCAATTGGTGTATTTGCCTTTTTAAGTAACGGATTACCAAGATATACATCACTCATAAAAATTACCTTTGTTCAATCCAGTTAAGTACCGCAAGTGCTGCTTTGTTGGTGTTGGGAGCTGCACAAGCAAGAGTGTAAGTATCACTGATTGTACCAATACCAGATCTTCCAAGTTGCAATGTCGCTTTACTATCAACATCCACTAAAGAGGCACCGCCAGCAATCGTAAATCCTGAGAGAAGTGCTTGTCCTCCAGTGAGTGCAGTTGCTGTAGTATCATATTGCATAAAGGAGTTTGGATCTGGATGGTTTGT